GCCACAATGGCCGCGCGCTGTCGTTATCTGCCCAGCAACCCAGCGCGATGATGTTAGCTGCGCCACCTGCCAATTGTGCCAGCGACAGCGCGCGGCCATTGTGGCATTCCCTGCCCACGGCTCGCGCCACCGGGTGATTAATCTGCGCCTGGCGGCATAGGGCTATCTCTAAGCGGCCATTGCGGCCGCTTAGGGGCTATTCTTGGCCGGACAATAAAGGCTTACTATGTTACGTTCACCCTCAATCAAGTCACTGAAAACCCTTTTTGGCGAGAATGCGCCGCGCGCTAAAGCACTGCTACGCATGAACCGCGATCAACTACTGCGCACGCCTATAGGCGCAGCGCGCGCCGCTGAATGCTACAACCCTCCATCAACCCAAGATATCCGCATGGAGTGCTTGAATGCACTAGGTGATTTTTATGGTGTTGAAAGCCTAGACACTAAAAAGGGCGAGTGCCTGTATCTGAATGCTGGCGATACCTACGCCGCCACACTAGTGCGGTTCAATGGCGCATATCGCATTACATGCTGGGGTGATATCGCCGAACGTCACTGCGTTTAGGGCTATCTCTAAGCGGCCACTGCGGCCGCTTAGGGGCTATTCCTGGCCGGACACTAAACGAAAGTAATCTATGAAAATTGGTCAACACATTTACATTAGCCTTTATGGGTGCCTTGAGCGCGTGCGGATCCTGGCAATCCATCGCGCTGGCACTATTGACGTACAGCGCAGCGACGGCGCGTGCTACAGGGTGAGCGGACTATGATCCACCCGCTATTTGAGGCCATCCTACGGCCATATGCGCCACCGGCGCCACTGCCAAGCCCTGAGGCCATCGATGCGGCCATGCTGGCCGATAAGTTAGCGGATGGGTACAACAAACGAAATATTGAACGGGCTATCAAACTGGAGCAACAAAATGCGCCACCACTATAAACCAGACCCTAAGCGTTACCCTATGGCCGATATAGCCCTTGCCTGCGCCATTGGTTTAGCCCTGGCTATCCTATTGGCGCGCTATTTATGATCTATGCAGTCCTAGCCATGATCCTAAAAATTATCTTTGGTAAGCGTTAGCCCCAGCCCTACCAGTCCCCAAGCCCAAAGCCCGCGAAGTCCGTGGGCTTTTTTACGCCTTCGATCTGGCGCTTGGCATCTTCAAAGCCGTTGCCCACTATTACCCTATGGCTGATACCCTCCAGATAGGCTATCCAATCGCGCTGCACTGGCGACACTACGCCTCCCGTGCTGCGTTTCATCTCGACCCATAGGCACCACTCAGGCACGAATAAATCAGGCACCCCAGCGCTTACCCCTTCGGCCTTGAATGCTGCGCCCTGGGCCATGCTACGGCCACCACCGTTAGGGATAGCGAATATCCTGACGCTAGGGTAAGTCTTGCGAAACCAGCTAACTAGCCTGACCTGCTCTAGGTGTTCTGAAGGCTGGGTTTCGGGTTTGGGTTTGAGTTTAGAAGGGCACATCACACACCCACTCTGGGCACTCGCCCACGGTGGCCGCAAAATCGGCGGGTGGCGCCATGAAAAACACAACGCATTTTCCCTTGACATCATAGAATTCGCAGCTATGGCAGCACTTAGGCGGGCCTTGGGCAATCAAACGCTTGTAGTCAGTTATAGAGTCGGGTTCGGGGTGTCTCATGTCCATGTCCTTTGTAGTACGGTGAAAAATTTACCCTCGCGCCTAAATTCAATCTCGCTCGGTGGCTGGCCTTCGGTTAATGTCTGGGCCATCTCGTGTAACTCGGCGGTGCCATAGTCCAGCACTATGCCTGCCTTGTATGCAATATCGGCCAATAGCCTGCGGCTCTTTTCCCCTGCATAGCCATCATGGGTTACGGCCAAGTATTCGGTCACTGGTGGATCGCTCAAGCTCCCATAATAGGTTAACGACAGCATCTCTTTTCCACTGGCCCTGCTGATGTGCTTGCGCCATGTCCAGCTAGTCACATCCATATCCATGCCCTCTGCACCCATGATGTCCAGATTGTGCAGTCGCAGTGTTGGGCGCTCTGGTTCGGGGAATGGTGTCCCGCAGGCTGGGCATTCTCTTACGCTTAGGTGGCATATCTCTTGGCAGTTATCGCACACCTTCACTGGCGCTTCGCCTACCTTGTCGCCCTTCTTTGGTGGTGGGATTACGGCGGTAATCGGGCCATGCTGCTCCACTACGCCTGCAAAGTCTAGGACCAGGCAGTCGGTTTTGCCTTCGGCTATGCGTAAGCCACGCCCTGCCATTTGGACGTAAAGCCCTGGGGACATAGTAGGGCGCAGCATGGCTATCAGATCAATGCCTGGTGCGTCAAAGCCGGTGGTCAGTACATTGGCATTGGTTAGGGCTTGGATGCGCCCTGCCTTGAATTCTTTTAGCATCCGGTCACGCTGGGCTGGCGCTGTCTCGCCGGTCACGCACTCGGCCACAATGCCCTGCCCGTTCAGTGCGTCCTTTATATGGTTGGCATGGGCCACACCAGCGCAGAAAATTAGCCATGACTTGCGCTCGGCACCCAGTTTGATGATCTCGGCCACTACCTTTCGGTTCTTGTCGGTGGTGTCCACTGCGGCCTGTAATTCGGCCTCGATGTACTCGCCGCCACGCTTATGCACTCCGTCCACCTCCAGTTTGGTGGCGGTTAGTTTGCTGCGTAGGTTTGATAGATAGCCTTTGAAGATCAGTTCCTCGATGCTGGTCGGTGCAATCAGCGCGTCAAAGATAGCCGGTTTGTCGGTAATGTAGCCATGCCCTAGCCTGTACGGAGTGGCCGTCAAACCTATCACCCTGACGTTTGGGTTTGTCTCATAGATGTCTGATAGCAGTGTCCGATAGCCACCCTCGTCCTTGTGCCCGATAAGGTGGCACTCGTCAATAATCACTAGGTCGCAGTGGCCTATTAGCTTGGCCTTGCTTCGCACCGACTGAATGCCTGCAAAGGTAATGGGTTCACCTAGTTCCTTGCGGCCAAGCCCTGCACTGTAAATGCCCAGCGGTGCATTGGGCCAGTGCTGGCGCATCTTTTCAGCGTTCTGGACAATCAGTTCCTTAACGTGGGTCAGCATCAGCACCCGAGTTTCTGGCCATGATTGCAGCGCGTCCTTGCACAGCGCAGCAATGATGTGGCTTTTGCCTGAGCCGGTAGGCAGCACCAGACAAGGGTTGCCCTTGTTGCCTGCCTCAAACCATGCGTAGAGTTCGTTTATGGTGCGTTGTTGGTATTCCCTCAACATACGATTCGGCCACCAAAATCTTTACGCATATCAGCAATAAACTGGTTGCCGCTACCGCAAGCCTTGGCATTAGCCAGAAGTTCCTTGCTACCGTACACGCCTTCACCTGGCTCACCATTAGCCAAGCCCAAGCCGTCAATCTCATAGACTGCTACCCAATCGCTGGGGCTTTCTAGGCGCTTCCACGGCACCAGATCAGGGTGCAGCACATGGCTCTCGCAGCCAGTATGCTGCGCCTCAGTTGGCACACTGGCATCCCACTTGGCACAGTGCCAGGTGCTATCGGCCATCGGCGTAATGTGGGCGCAAGTACGGCAGTTGACTTCTTTGGTGGTCTTGCTTCCGTGGCAGAAATCATGGCCCGCGCACATCTTGCACTCAAACCACGTTGGGTCAGTGCTTATCGGTGGCGGCATTCTGTCCGACAAAGCTAGACGGTGGCCCTTGGCAATAGCCTTTACCGCATGGTCGCGGTCATACTCTAGGCGCTCGGTATAGATGCGGTCATCGTCCTTGCAGATAGCCACATACAAAGCCCGTTTCAATTCAGTGCCGTGCATATACACTTGGCACTGTGTAAAGTGCATGGGCTTACTCTTTGCTACGCCATTTTTCTCTAGGTCGTTGAAAGACTTTAGGCTATGGGTTTTAAACTCCAAAACATGCTCAGTCTTAACCGCACCAGGTACGCCTTTGCCGATACCGTCCAAGCTGCCGGATACATGGCTCCCAAAGTCCACCCGTCGCTGGGTGCCTGATACCGTCATGCCAATAGCCCGAAGGTCGCTGACAATGGTAGCCTCTTCATTGTTGCCACGGCGAAACAGGCGCAGTATCCTGCCTTTGAATTGTTCTTGCACCGCCCACCGAAAGCTCAACCACATCCAGCGTTCACAGTGGTGGCCTAATGTGCTGGCTCCCATGTGAGCCCGTGGCTTTTCTAGCCGTGCTTCATGGGCTTGGTCAATCAGGGAAGTTATGGTAATCTCTGGTTCAGGTATTTTCATGTGTTTCTCCTTGTGATTGACCCCGCCCTAATCAGCGGGGTCTTTTTTTTACTTCTTAGCCCAAGGTGGCGCAGCCTTGGCGGGTGTAGTGCTAAGCGCTACAGACTTAAACGGTACAGCGGCAGCAGGTGCAGCACCACTTAAAGCCCTAAAGCCCTTGATCTCGTTGCCTGCGTACTCACCAGTGCGAACGGTCAACTTGATGCCCAGGTTCCCGCCAATCAACTGGTCGGTGTCCGACACTTTGCCCAAGCCAATGGCCCTCATGATCTCGCCAAGCTGCTGGCGTCCGATCTCTTCGGCCTTGGTGCTGGCGTTCTTGATGTTGAGGTTGCCAAACACCACGCGCCCCTGATGGCTCGGGCCGGTGACTGTGTACTTGCAGGCGATGTAATAGCCGTCACCAGCTTTGGTTTCCTTGACCTCTGCACCCGTGATGGTGGCGTTATACCAACCCTCCGGCAGTGGTTCAAAGTTGCTGGTGCCTTTGGGCAGCGTGTCTACGCTAAATTCTTCGTCTAAAAAAGCCATGATATTAATCCTTAGTGATAGTAAAAGTAGGGCGTCCAGGGGTGGACGTAATTGCACCAAGCAAGGGATGGGTTACAGCGTCAGCCGCAGCGCCCCATGCCTTTGCATTGATTTCGGGTTTCCAGCGAAAGAGGCTGGATAGATGTTCAGACAAACCAGCTTCAGCGGCCAGCACTTGCAACTTATCGGCGTCAATCTTTTTGTTGATTCGGCCTTCCATCTTGATTACAAAGTTGCCATCCTCTTTCTTCAAGGTGCCATCCAAGTCTTTAGGGACGCCAAAGTGGATAGCCAGTTGATCTTCGATGTCGCGGCGATCAGCCACTGCTTTGGTTTCTGTTTTTTTGGCGTCTAGCCATTGTTGGTAGAGGCTCATGGTGTTTACTCCAGTGCTTGTAGTTTACTAATGCGAATGTCGATTTCCATAACGGTGTCGTTGTAGTCGGACATTGCTTTTTCCTTCTGAGACTCCAATGCAGCGATTTTTTGTGCTATTGGGTCGTATTTATCTGGAACTTCTATTTCAATTTCTTGCTCACTTACAAATGTTCGATTTTCATCATCGTCATATTTGTAAGAGAAAACTTGGTAAATGCCTTTATCCTGCCAAGTGTATTTGGTGAAATAGATATAAACGAAAGGTTTGATTTTCATGCTGCACCGCCAATCTTGGCAATGATCTCGCCCAGATCAGGCGCCTCCCATGCGCTTAGTTTGCCGCTACGGTCTTTGGCAAGCCATAGTCCATCGCTATCGCACATCAAGGCGCGTTGGGTATTGCCTTCGGCATCCTTCTCCACCCGCAGCGCCAGCACCTCATCAAAGAAGTACGGCAATGCTTGGCCGGTTTTGTTACCTGGCATTGATGGGCTATACAGTACACGCCCCATCTCGTCTTGTGTTTTCTCTAGCTTGGCAGTCATCAGAACGTGGCGACCAGGAATGTCGCGGAATGCCCGAATAATGTCGGCCATCTGCTCCTGCATTGCACCATAGGCAGCGCGTGGGTCTTTGTTGACCTTTTTTTCGTGATTCAAACAAACCTCTGCAATCTCGCTGATGCTGTCCAGCGCCACCGACTTGTAGTCAGACTCCAGCACCCAACTGTAAGCCTCGCGTAAGTCATCCATACTGGTGATTTCCAAGTAAGGCAGGTCAGCGTCTTGGATAGACAATAATCCACCCTCGGCAGACAATACAACGGGGCTTGGCAATGTCTTAATCAGACTTGTTTTACCCGCACCAGCCTGTCCGTAGACAAGCAACTTAACACCGTTGGCACTGAGGCCGCTGGTGCGTTTTAACGATATAGCCATGTGGCTTTCTCCTTCTCTGTTTGCGTTACCGTCTGGACTCAGTTCGTAACGTGGTTGTATCTTAGCACAGGTTCGTGGTACAGTGTCAACAACTTTTTAACAAAGGATAAAAATAAATGTCAGACCTCGCAAATATCTTTGGTGGACCTTGGTCGCCACCGGCACAAAAACACATTGAATCACCAGAGGATCAGCTAAAAGACGCCATGCTTAGCGCAGGGCTAAAGCCACCGGAGGCCATACACCTAGACGGTAAAGTCCACCGATTTAACAGTGGCACCAAGGGCGAGAAAGGCCACGACAAGCCTGGTTGGTACATAGCCTTTAATGATGGCGTACCGGCAGGGCGCTTTGGTTGCTGGCGCTCTGGTGTAGAACTTACTTGGAAGGCAGACATAGGGCGCAGCCTGACGGTAGCCGAGGAAATGGCGCAGTCTCGCAGGCTCTCAGAGGCCAAAGCGCAGCGCGATGCAGAGCAAGCCAAAACCCGAGAAGTGGCCGCGAACACCGTGGATTTAATCTGGTCGCAAGCAGGTGCCGCAAGCCCAGAGCATCCCTACTTACAGCGCAAAGGCATACAGCCCAATGGCGCACGAATTACGGGTGACGGGCGCTTGATGGTGCCTCTGTATAACTCGGATGGCGAACTCTCCAGCATCCAATACATTGCCGGTGACGGTGATAAGAAATACCACCCAGGTGGACAGACCGGCTCAATGTTTTGGCTAGTTGGCAGCATGGATGACGCCAGCACTCTCTACATTGCCGAAGGCTTTGCAACAGCGGCCACCATTGCCGAAGTCACGGGCCAGCCTTGTGCCGTGGCGTACAGCGCAAGCAACCTAGTGCCGGTGACTGGAATTTTGAAAGCAGCGCATCCGGCATTAGATATTTGCATTGTTGCCGACAATGACGTTAGTGGTGTAGGCCAACGCTACGCAGAGCAAGCCAGCGCAAAGTTTGGGGTACGCATGACAACACCGCCAATTGAAGGTGACGCCAATGACTACGTTCAAGCAGGGCACGACTTAGCGCTGCTTTTAAAGCCCCAAGTGGCAACGGACTACCTAGTCCATGCCGATGGGTTTTCGGAGCAGCCAGCGCCTATATCGTGGCTTGTTAAGCACTGGATACAGGACAAGGCATTGGTGATGGTGCATGGGCCTAGTGGTGGCGGCAAAACCTTTGTGACCTTGGATTGGATGCTGCACATTGCCAGCGGAAAAGCAAGCTGGTTCGGCCACAAGGTAAGACCAGGCAACATGGTGTATTTGGCCGGTGAAGGACACCACGGCTTGCGAAGCAGGATTGCAGCATGGAAGCACCACAACAAAGTCACTAACCTCAATATGTGGGTCAGCAAGTCAGGTGTAGACCTCAACACCCCCGAAGGATATTTGAAGGTTTTGGAGGCGGTCAGGGCGCTCAAGATCAAGCCAAGTGTAATTACCGTAGACACCCTGCACCGCTTCATGGCTGGTGACGAAAACAGCGCACAGGACGCTAAGACCATGCTAGATGCCTGCGCCGCGCTCATGGAAGAGTTTGGATGCACCGTCATTCTGGTTCACCACACGGGCGTGTCAGACGAAGCCCAACACCGTGCCCGAGGCTCTAGCGCATGGCGTGGTGCCTTAGACATTGAGATCAGCGTCATACCCGCCAAGGGCGACAAGTCCATTGAAATTGTGCAGCGCAAAAGTAAAGACGCCGAGATGGCAGCGCCGGTTTATGTTGATCTGGAATCGGTAGCGATACCTGGCTGGTTTGATGAAGATGGAGAAGCCGTTTCCAGTGCAGTAGTGGTTAAAGGCCAAGTGCCGGAAACAAAGAGCAAAAGCGAATCGCTTGGCTTTTCATCTTTTGAACGGGCATGGTTTAAAACTGGTGCAGAAGATCGAGGCGGCGCACCTTACCTTGACCACAGTGCGCTTTTTGAATGGGCAGGCGTGAATGGTTTGAAAAACAAGAAATACACAAAGGACAGCTTGAGGGCGCAAATAGGAAAAGAAGACAAGAGCAAAGGCAAATACATAGCGCCGTTGATTGAAGCCAAGCTGATTGAAGTCCATGAGAACGGATGGATTGTGATTGAACCAGGCCAAGCATCAGGAATGATGTTGAAAAGAAATTCTCCTTAACTTAATAAGTGTGATAAACTTTCTAACATGAACAAAAAATTAACCCAACTTAAAGCCAAGCTAAGAGCCGCGCAATCGGAACTTGCTATACGAACCCGTACAAACAACATTGCGTCACGGGCTTACAACAAGGTGACTGCAAGGATTGCCGAACTGGAGAAAAAAATTGCTGACATGGCGGAAATTTCAGAGTGAGTTGCCTAATTACAGCGAAACCGAACTTTTGGTTTTGCTTGATGAAGAGCGCAAGCAACACAAGCGCGTGTCTATGCTGGAGCGAATCCACCAGCGTTACTGCACACTTAGGGCCAATCGGGAACGGTTGGAAATTTTAAAAGAAGGAAAAAAACCATGAGATTTTTAAAGTTTCTAAAGGACTACTACCGCGACCTAACGCCAACAGAGGTCATTGCTAGGGAACTTGCCCAGGCCCATCTGGACAGGCTAGAAGCCGAAGGGGCAGTCGAGTATGCCAAGGCTGTTCTTGATCTCAATATGGGCCGCATTGAGCGTCTGAATAGGCGTATGGAGGAATACAAATGAACTGCTGTAACCAATATGAGGGAACTTGCAACCAAGGCCGCGACTGTCCTATACGCAAGCAACGCGCACAGGAAGCCAATGATGCGTACATCAACAGGGGAAGCTGGGGCAGTGTTGCTGACCCCTATGATGACATTACAGAAACTTTCAAAGCACTGCTTGCCGTGATTGCTGTAACCGCAACAGTAACGTTGCTGGCCTATATGGTGTGGGGGAAGTGATGACTGAATTCCCAAGCAAGAAGGCAGCGGCGCAGGACAAGCTGGATGAAGATGATGACACGCAAGTCTATGGCGATGCACTGACTATTGCGTACCAAAGCGGTTATTACGAGGGCAAGAAAGCAGCATTAGTTGGGCGGGAATGGAACTTCTGCGAGAGGTGCGGCAAGCGCACAGCAGACTTAATCACTATCCACACTTGCACACCACCACAAGAGGACACATGAAACCAAGTCACCCAAAAATCAGGCAGTTATTGCACCAGTACCAAGATGGCCTGACAGCGAAAGAAATATCTGAACGGCTAGAAAAAAGACACGACACAATTTACCATGCGCTAAAGGCAATGCCTGACTCTTACATAGACCGTTGGACAGAGGCCCAGCATCAAGCGCCAGCAGAAGCTGTATGGTGCGTTATTGTTCCACCAGAAAATTGCCCAAAACCAAATGCTAAACACGCCAAACTTCGCCGCCTGGTCAAATGAAAACTTGGCTAAATTTGCGTTAGAGTCTTATCTGCGTATGCAAGCCCAACAGGAAGCTATTGAACAACTGCGCGGCGATCTGAAGGACGCTATGAAGCTAGTACGGGCGAGTACCCTGCCGGTCAATAATTAGCACTTGGCCCCGAGGATTGCCCTTGGGGTCATTCGTTATGCTGACGTGAGTCCAACGGTCAAACTCACGAATCAACTGGTCATAGGGTAAACCCGCGGCCATGATTGCTTTGACTACGGCGTCCGGCGCCATGCCTGGTACACGGATGTCAGCAGCACAACCTATCCGGTGCTGGCTTGTTTCTTTACTACCAACTGCCGTATTGACTTGAGCCGATCTAAAGGCGCTATTTACCATCACAGGCTTATTCCCTACTGCTTCCTTGACCTGTTCCAAAAAGTCCGCTAAACGGGTCAAATTGGCGGTTTCAGCGGCATTGGGCGTATTGTCAAACTCACGGTGGTCGGTGATGGTTAATTCTTCAAGGGTGAAGTTTTTGGTCAAGTTCATTTCGATGCCTTGTCTGCCAGTTTTTCCGCAGTCCTAAGACCGCCCAGGCCAAGCATACCTAAGAGCAGGGGCATCATCGTGCCGGTGTCCATTTGCGGAAACTTGACGGGATGACCCGCCAGCGCAGCGCCCCACTCAGCCAACGGGCCAATGATGAACTGCACGGCAAAGCCAGCACTGCACACCCAACCAACGCTAGGACGCCATCCTGATACGAATAGGCTGCTGCTTGCCGCCTCTACTTTGTTGATCTCCATTTGGCCGGTGATTTGGGCCAACTCACCGTTCTGTTGCAGCTTGAGCAACTCTAGCTTTGCCGCAGCCTGTTGCGCTGGGTCAGGCAAAACTCGGTCTAATACTTTGCCGCCAATCTCAAGCAGCGTCGATACAGGGTCAAGTGCCATCTGGTGTTCCTTTGTTGGTTCGGATGTCTACGATTCTCTCTGCTGTCTTACCGGCAAAGATGGCGGTAATCACAATAATCATTGCTTGGCCCAGCAGGTCAACATACGCGCCACGAGTCTCCATCTCAAAGACGGACAGCAGCGCAAAGAAAAAGTATGAGAACAGCAGGAACACAACCGTGACCGGCTGGATGTTTTGTGCTAACCACGATTCTTTCATTTCGCTTTCTCCATAATCTTGGCCCGCAGTGCGGGGCTATCTGAAGTACCTGCCCACTCCGGTAGGGCATTCCAAATTAAAACGTAATCATCGCCACTGCACTTTGTCCTATCCAACCAAGCCAGCATGGCCCTGTGGCGCTCCGCTGGGTCGTGCGTTGTCAGACCAATAACGTAAATCTCCTGTACTGCGCACTGCTTGAGCTTCTCCTGCCTCTTTGGAGGCTCTGCGGACAGCAGGAGCTTGTCCTGCGCCCAAACCACCGAAAGTAGCAATACCAAAAAAAGAAACAAACGCATACATTGGAGGTATCCTGTTTTACTCTTGTTCTTGCGATTGCTGCACTGCACCGCGAGCAGCGCCAGAAGTAATGTCATTGACAGCATCTGCTACCCATTGGATTCCGTATTTACGACTGACTTCAATAGCGTCTTGAATTTTTTTCTGGTCAAACCCAGCAACACGCGGTTGTACAGCTTGAAACACTTTAACTGCATCGCTAGGGTTAAGCAGCAATTCTTTAAGTTTTGCTTCCGTAGCCTCGGATGCTTTTTTAGCCCAAAACTTGCTGAATGTAGATGTTACGGCGTATGTCCACCCTGATACAGGGTTAAATACTCTAGAATAGACTTGTTCTGGCGGTAGTCCGGTCATCATTTCAAAACCAGTCTTTGGGACAGTTTCTCCTTTAAATGTTACGTCACTTAGATCGCGTGTCACTCGGTCAGAAACCGTCACGAAGTCCTGCACCTTTTTCGAGTAAGTCGGCCCAAACACACGATTAAATATAGCCGACTTATTGCGGTCAGCTAGGAGGGCAATTGGGTCTGCTGAGTTAACTAAATCATCAAGCATGAATGACCGCACAGCGTTAACAGAATCTTTATTGGCTCCGTACTGCTGCATGAATTTGTTGGTGAATTTGACATCGCCGTACATTTTGGAAACCAACTCTTGTGGGCTACCAACGCCTTGTGCGCTAATAATCTGATCACCAGCAACACGCTTAAAGTCGGCGTTAAGACGGGTACGCTCTGCCAGCAACTGTTGGACATCAGTGGTAGCTGCCTGCAACTCATCGCGCAACCCAGGTACTAGCGATACACCGCCTTCGTTTTTCTTGAGCCATTTGGCCGCTGCTTTAGGGTCTAGAGCATCATTCTTGAGCGCAGCATTGGTAAAGCTATCTAAGAAAGCAGATCGTGCTAACTGCAATCCTTCAGGGCCAGTAGCTGCAACAAACTCAGAAACATTGGACTTGTTTCCAATGATTGCTGGTGCTATTTGTTCAACAAACTTTTTACGGTCAACTGCCCGTAAGGTAGCGGCATCAAACGGCAAGCCAATTTTTTGCAAATATGCTTTGTCAGCGTTGCGATACGCTGCTACAAAGTCAGGGTCAAGGTTGTCAATATGACCACCAACACGCTGCTTTAATTCTGAAAGCAAACGAATGTCTGCAGCGTCGCTAGTCTTACTCAACTGGCTGTTGATTTCGCGTTTAAGCGAGTCCAAATCTTCAATGGTGGCCGCGCTGAACTTTTTGCCACCTGGCGTCATTGGTTTGCCTTCAGCGTTTAGGATAGCGCTTGGCTCAACAATAGATGGCTTAAATCTAGATTGCACACGGTTGTAGATAGATGGGAAAGACTTGAAAATGTCGGATGCTTGCGCTCCGACCACAGTATTAAAAATGTCGTCTACTGAAGCGGATGGCAATTCTAAATTCCTAGTTTTAGCAATATCAAACGCTTCTTTGTAAAGAGGCTTGACTTCAGCATAAGCTGCTTTTTCTTTCTTCTCCACCAGATTAGCTACACGTTGACCAAACATATTTGGGTCAATTGATTGGTCTTTGTAAGCATCAGCTATCTGCTCATCTATTGACCTGACTTTGCGAACTTGCGCCTTAGATAAGTCTGTGCCAACAGCAGTAACACTTACTTTTGTAGGATCGCCAAATAGGCGAATCTGGTTTGCGGCCAATGCTTCTTTAGCCGAATTATATTGAGCGCCGTATTGAGCGCGGAATACAGGGTCACGCGCCGATAGATTCTGAATGAAGTTGTTGATAACCGGATTATCAGCAAGCATAGCCGATATTGGCATTTTGAGTTCAACGCCGCCTGGTGCTTTAAGGAAAACACTTTCTTGCGCTTTAGCAGCGTCGGTAAGCGTTTTCATAAAGTTAGGGTCAGCAGCACCCGCTGCAATAAAGATGTTGCTAATACGGTTGTTTACATCTTTAAGTAGCGTATCTTCGGGGTCTGTTCCTCTGACCTTATCCCATTGACCTTTAGCTAAATCATAGGCTTTGCCTCCCAATGGCGCAGCTTTTAGTAAAGTTCCTGTGCCATACGCCGCACCGCCGCCACCTAGTAAACCACCAACAATGCGGCCTGTACCTGGCATATCAACTTTGCCGCCAGCATATTCACCGGCCATGCCACCAGCTTCTGCGCCGCCACCAACAATAGCTTGCTCCGCAGGACGCATAAGGCTTTGTCCAAACATTCCCATGCGCTTAATTGCTGCTAGTGGTGAAAACGCATATGAAAGCGGATCTGACCCAGCTTGCAAACCACCGGCAATAATTTTCTCTGTACCAGTTTGAGGTTCTGCACCAGTGCTGCCAAGCGCAGACATAATGCTTTTATAGACCGGCTGCTGCGCCGAAGAATATACTTCTCCAGGTGGACGCATAAGCTCTGCTTGGCTTGGTTTACGCAATGCTTGGATTAGTTGTGGTATGCCAGAGCCTTGACCAGCAGAACTTTCACCATAAAGAGCGCCCAACCCAGAAATCATTGCAGGGGTTGATGCTACGCCTTTGCGTAATGCTTCTGCTCGGTAATCGCCTGTAGGTGCAGAAGTTCCACCAGATAATTCTTCTAATTCGTCAGGAGATAACGCAACATCAGTTTTATAAGTTTTACCATCAATTGTGTAAGTAGGCATATTAATCCTCAGTTACTGTTACAGTTTTGCCACTTTTCAATGTTATGGTTTTTGTATTTTTATTGCGAGCCCCTAATTCAGGAAACGTAAGCGCCTCCGTTACCGCATCTGGGTTGTAACCAGGTGAAAGAAGTGCCATCTTACGCTGTTGGTCAACCTCAGTAGATGCTTTTTTAGCAGCCACTTTGCGAATAGCCTCTAAGGTTGTTCTTATTTTGTTTTGCGTATCGGTGGTAGGTGTTGAAGTAAACAAGCTAGATAAATAATCAGCCGTTCCACCCAATAAAGACGGGTCAGCACCGGCTGCTTTAAGTTCGCGTTGGCTTAAATCTCCTGCACCGGCAATGGCTCTGGCAAACTGCACTTGTGCAGCACGGTAAGAAGCAAAGTTTCCTGTAGACAACGAATCTTCAATGGCTTGCAATGCTTGATCGGTTGCGTTAACAGTTTTTAGTTGCGGATCAATAGTTCCTTGAACCTTAGCGCGGAAAGCTGGTATATCAACCAACGCTTTATCTCCAGGCATAACAAGTTTTGCCGCGCTTGCCGCAGCTTTTTTTCCTTGCTCCTCTTCAACACGCTTATTAACAACAGCTTTTTGCGCTTGCGTTAATTTAGAAAAAGTATCTCCGTAGACCTCTGCGGCAACAGCCTCGCGGTCAGTTCCAAACGCTGGGCCTTTATCTTCTTTCGGCGCGGTTAGTCGGTTGTACTCGGCCATAAACGTTTTGTCGTATTCAGGCGATCCAACAGGGCCAGCTCGTAAAGCAATATTTTTAGCATTTGTCAAGTCGTTGGTAGTTGGCTCTTTCGAATCAGCTTTAGCCGTCAATCTTTCCAATTGAGAAAGTTGCCCAGATGCAAGACGTAAGGCTTGGTCACGTTCTGGACTTGCAGGTAAACCTGTTAATTTACTTATATTTTCTTGTAAAGTCGCAATCTCACGCGCTAATTGAATATCGTTTGGAATGCTTTGCAGGCGCTCTCGTTTTGCTGCCGCCTCATCCTTGCCAATAGACGCTAATTTAGCTTGTTGACTAAGAAGAATTTGTTGCAACTGCATTGCGCCTTGTGTGTCTCCAGATTCACTTAACATACGCACACCTTGCGATATGGAATTCAAATCTGAAAAATCAATCTGTTGGGCTATGGAGTTTCGTGCGCTAATCTTCTGCAACTCGGGGTCTTGTCCTCCAAGCGCACCACCGATAGCACCGGCTAAGCCATAAGCACCGCGCCCAATACCGTAGTTAGCTTGTTGGAATGGGTCTAGCTTGGCGTACTGCATTGCCCGCTGGTCAGCCAAAGCAGATTGCTCCTGCTGATAGGACTCAGGGCTAACGCCAAAAAGTGATTGGACAATATTTGTTGCCATGATTACTCCTATGTTCCAAACGAACCGGATAAACGGTTTTGATAGTACGGCGAAAGACTAGAGGCATTACCTGTTGTCGTGTAGTCAACAAAGCCAGGGCTTCTACCGCCACCAAATAGATTTTGTATGCTGTTTGCTAATTGAGGGTTTTGGGATACACCTTGCAAAGCAGTAGCAAACGGGTTGTAAGCGTTAGCAGCCGCATTACTTCCTGCCGCTGCCATACCGCCACCATACAAAGCATTAGCGCCAGTAGGATTAGCCACACGGCCACCTAAAGCAGAACCAATATCTAACGATTGCTGCCCCAGTGACTCTAGCCCCGTAGCGCCTTGTAGGTACGCTTGGTAAGGCGACAAAGCACCAACCTGTCCTTGATAGCCTTGACTAATCAGGTTGCCGCCAGTGCCAAACAAACCAGCACCAAAGCTGGCGCGACCTTGCTCCATAGCTTGCTGACGAGCAAGAAGGTCTGCACCAAAACCATAACGTCCTTGCTCTAGTGCCTGCTGTTGCGCCGTGAACGCCGAGCCAAGTCCAAGGCGCTGTGCCTCTTGTGCTTGCTGTTGGCTCAACAGTCCCGCACCAAAACCAATCTGGCCTTGTCCCAATGCCTGCTGTTGAGCGGTAAGCCCTGCACCCAATCCCACACGCGCCGCTTCTGCTGCTTGTTGTTGGCTCAATAGACCAGCACCAAATCCGACTTGGCTTTGGCCTAGCGCTTGGCCTTGGCCTAACAGACCCGCGCCAAAAGAGGCTTGCTGTTGCCCAGCTTGTTGCGCTTGCGCTGCTAAGCCTGCATCTTGCTGGGCTTGTGCGTTGTAGTACGCTTCCAGTTCTGGAGTGGTAGCACCAAGGCCAGCCGCGCCGCTTGGACGCGCACCAGTTGCGCCAACACTTAACCCGCCACGACCTTGCTGGAACAAAGTGTTCTGCAACTGCGCCATCTGACGTTCACGGCTTGGAGCAAGCAATTCTTGCTGTGAGGCCATGTACTTTTGCGCGGCCTCTTGTGGTGATTGCGCTACATATTGCTGACCAAGCGAAGTAAGCGCCTGGGCACCAGCGGAAGGGCCGAACTGTTGACGAGCAATATCAACCAACTGCTGATCTTGACCTTGACGTAAAAACTCTGCACCTCTAGCGCCTATCTCAGTAGGAACCCCGCCGAACTGCTGACGCGCTATGTTGGTTATTTGCTGATCTTGGCCTTGACCCAACAATCGCTGACCAATCTGTCCTATGCCGAAATCAGGTTGCGCCCCAAGGTATTGGTTTGCAATTCCACCCAAGCGTTGATCCGCAGGCTGGCTAAGGTACTGCTGACCAAGCCCAAATAGACTTTGGCCTGCTTGCTGTATCGGTGCGAACTGCTGTTGTGCTTGCTCTGCTTGCGTCAGTCCTTGACCCGCCAATCCCAAAAAGCGATCTTGGTAAGCCCGCATCTCTGGCGATAAGTTGTAACCAGCACCGCTAACGCGCCCATCTGGGCCTGTTTGGAACTGTGATGAGCCAAACCTAGTAGTGACACCTACAGGCCGGAAACGGGCCTCTTCAGCGGCTAATTGGGCTGCTCTTTCTTGTGCAGCGGCCTGCGTCCTCGCAGCATTTTGCGCTGAGTTGCCTTGCAACAACCCACCTAATAAAGCACCACCAGCAATAACGAAAGGCATATCAATCCCCTTTAATCAAAACATCATCTATCTTTGACGGGTCTTTTTCGTCAGTGTGATGAATGCAATACCAAACAACATCGGTCATAGCTTTAATGCCATGATTTTGACCTGCAACAATATTCAAACAGGCTGGGGCATCAATGATTTGTATGTCCCCATCCTTTACAAAAACAACTCTACCTTTAGCAATAATGCCAAAGTGCGAATACTCATGCTGGTGTTGCATGAGCATCTGGCCCGCACTAATATGCGTTTCCTTTGCGTACAAGCCATCACTAAAGTGGTGAGTAATCATACTGTGCGTTTCCACATATACACCGTAATGTAGGGCTGATAGTTGGCATTAATACCAGAAACACCTTCTGATGCATTAGTCGTGGCAACAGTAACACCAGTTGTTTTTATCTCTACAAAGTTCTCACCACCAGTAGGAGCAGTATTTTTATAACCCCTATTAGTAGTACCGTCGCCACCCTGAACATTTCTTGTTCCTGACTCGCTAAGACCCCTAGTAACGCCTGAATCATCTGCACCCATCAGTCCGTGAAAGTGTCCTGGGTCTGTAACTGTTGATGTCGCAGTGTGCGTATGGCTAACGGTAATAGCATCAGCACTGCCGCCAGTTTCTTCTGCCGTATCAAACAAAACATTTGCAGCATTAAAACCTACGGGAACAAGCCCAGCGCCAAACGCTGTCCAAGTACCAAAACCTAGCAAAGTACCAGGATTAGTTGAATTTGTGGCGTTAATGTATATTGATCCAACTGGATGCAAGGTTTGCATTACTGCCTGGACAAACGCTGTGGTTGCAATAGTTGTGTTATTAGTGCTAGTAGATTGTGTTGTGCCAACAACACCAGAATTAACAGTAGTTGTTAAAGTTGCCGCACTCGTCGCACTCGTCGCAGTCGCCGCATTTCCTGTAGTGTTCTGGTTTAGCGTTGGGAATGTGCAATTAGCTAAGTTTCCAGATGAAGGAGTCCCCAAAGCAGGAGTTACTAATGTTGGGCTTGTGGCAAATACATTAGCGCCTGTCCCTGTCTCATCTGTCAAAACTGCTGCTAAGTTAGCGCTTGATGGTGTTGCCAAAAATGTAGCCACATTAGAAGCCAAACCACTGATTCCAGTGCTAACAGGAAGTCCTGTGCAGTTTGTCAAAGTGCCGCTAGTTGGAGTTCCTAAAACAGGAGTTACCAAAGTCGGGCTTGTAGACAAAACATTGTTTCCAGAACCAGTAGAACTTGTTACCCCTGTGCCTCCATTGGCAACAGGGAGTGTGCCGGTTACGCCAGTAGTTAAGGGTAAACCAGTGACATTCGTCATCACTCCACTAGCCGGAGTTCCCAGCGCAGGAGTCACAAACGTCGGGCTAACCAGGTCTGCCTTTGTTGCCACCGCAATAGCAATATTGGCAAACTCGGTATTGATCTCTGTACCCTTGAGAATCTTCAGAGGATCACCAGACGTAAGAGCATCCTTGGTGGCGAAATTCGTGGACTGTGTATAGTTACTCATGTTTGTTTTCCATCCTTAAATTGGATTTCGATCCTCTGAATAGACAAGGCGCTGCCGTTTATCGTTGCCTCATATCCAGTTTGGACAATTTTACCCGCTCCACTAGCTTGCGTAACTAAAGTCTGCAAAGCAATACCATCAGCATATTGAGCAACAACAGTAGCATTTGCTCCGTACTCAGCAATCCCGTATTCGGATATTCCTTGCGTTGGGATAGCAACATTGTTAGATAAATAGTTCGCTGTAAAGTCAAATGCCCACTTCATTGTGATGAACTGGTTTGTTCCACCAATAACAACAGTCTTTAACTTCTTCAATACTGAAGTAGCATTTGCAATCCCCAAATCAGAGTGGTTGGTGTAATACTGCAAACGGTACGATGATGTGTAGTCCTGATAATTTTCGTACTTACCAAGATACCCGTTCTTGCCTATAACCAAATCACCATTGCGCCGATAGAGTAAAGCAGTAGGCTCAATGGAGTCCCAAACAGTCACCCTAAACGATCCGTCCTGCAACTGCACTCGCGTATCAAAGCAATACACTTCCTTGGTGGATGGCAAAGTAAGAAGATAAAACGCTTCCTTTTCAGAATAGACTGATTTGACGTTAGCCAAAGTTTCGCTGGAAAGTGATGCAATCAAGTCATTGCGGACATTCTTTGACAAGTCACCCAATGGCGCAGACTTCTCAATGATTGTCCTGGCAAATGACCTAATGCCAGAGTTAGACAGGAAAAGGATGTCCTTACCCGTGCTTTGAACTGTATCCCTACCAGTGCAGCCGATACCGCCAACAGCGTCACTTAATGACATTGTTGCTGGAGTTGTTGCGTTCTGATATACCAAGATTTGACGTTTGCCAAAGATTATTAAGGCACCGTTATGCGTTGCTAGGCCGGTGATCTCATCGGCTCCATTAGCCCAAACCCTGTCAACATTCAAAGAGCCAGATGTTCCAGTTGACCATACATGACCTGACAGCAAGTCTGAAAAAAAGACTGTGCTTTTTACTGATGCAGTATTAGCAGCCCACAAGCGGCCAAACGCTGAAATAACAATATCTGCGCTTGGAACAGTACCAACATAACCAGTTTTCTCACTGACACGCCTAAAGGTTGTAGTGCTTACTGCTGGGTCATAGATCAATGGATCATAGCCAGTTTGAAAAAAGTAAGTGATTCCGTTGAGCGAAGCGCATGACCAGTTGTTAGCTGTAATCGTAGGCGCTGTGCCACCGCCGCCATACGTCAACTCGGTAACTGTATTGGTGCTGCTTAACTTGAAAAGTTTGTTGTTACCGGAAAAAAGAACTGTGATTGTTCCATCAATTTGCACTAACTCATGGATAACGCCAACATCATTAGCACCAAGATTTCCTGATGCTGCATTAATCCTTGACCATCCTTTTCTAGCGCCAATGCGTCCGTACTGGTCAATGATGCAATTAGTAGCTTCCAAAGCAAACCCGCTGGACAAGTCCAGTGGAGAGTCTTGCGTGTTTAGCCCGTAGAACCCTGGCGCTTGAACACTAGCAGTTTGCAGTGCTTGGCTCATATCGCAACAAACTCCTGATTTTCTGGATAGCGAGTAGCCTCTAAGGCAATGGCGTCAGATAGCATTGACCTGTAAAGTTGATACGCCTCAGAGGACGATAAACCACCGTCCTCACCACGCTCAACCAAAGCCCTAGCGTAAGCATTCTGCGCCACCAAGGCATCAGAAACCAAGACTGACGTAGCGTCAGATGACAAAGTTGCCTGCGGCACTGTTAATGAAAACGGGATGCTGTAAACCCCATCTGGACGGGGGTAGAGCGTTACTTTGGTGTCACCACTAGCGTCTACGCCATCAAATGCGTAATACTGCGGAATACCGTTTGTGGTGGGTACAAGATTTTGATAGCGGTTCATCTCAACAAAACTGATGTTTTTCATTCCTACGTTTGACGTAGTGTTAATAACATCCATAACTTGAAATTTTTGCCCTGCACCAGTAAGGCTGTAGCTGTAAGTTGCCGCCACCGTTGTCAGCGTTACCGTAGTGCCTAGCGCGTTCCAACTAAACGAATCCTCTACCTGGCGTTTGGCATCATTGACAAACTTACCTATCAATGTGGAATAGGTGGTTTCTCCGCTGGTGGCTACGGTAGTCTCACGCAACCGAATCAAAACATCGTTGATAAGTTCAATGTAGGTCATGATCGAGTCAACCCTTCTTCTTCAAATGTTGCTATAAAACTGAACGTGCTTCCCGATTCAGTAGTTATTTTAATTTTGTCGCCTTCTTCCAAAACAATGTAAGCATTGCCATCAAACTGAAGATAGTTTTTTGATGTAAAGTTGTATTCAGTCAATATATCAAGCGTAGTGTTAGCACTAGAGTCAAACCATTGAACAGTTATATGTTTGGTAGACCCACCTGTATTGTGTATATACATTACAGTGAATTTGGCGTAATAGCCCGTAGGGCAGGTATAGACTGTTGTGTCTACTGCCGCTGTGGGACTAACTCCAACCGATAATGCTCTCATTTTGCCTTCGCCTTATTTCGTTCTGAAATAGACTTGGCTTTTACCTTTGCGTCAGCTTTTGAGGATGCACCCCATGCCTTCAGCGAAAGAAGCAGTCTTGTCGGTTCGCCTTTCTTGTCGTACTCAGGGCCATCATTGCCAGCCATACGCGCCAAGAAACTTGCTCTGCGAGGGTTGTCCCCCGACTTTACTGGCGCTTTAAGATCGCCACCAGTAGAGGCATTATAGGATGCTCTCCCCTTGGCATTCAACCCTCCTTTTGGGTTTTTACCCTCGGATCGTTGCCAAGCAGGAGTTTTCATTTACTTTGCCTTTTTTGGTTTCTTTGCAGTTTTTGCAGCTTGTTTGAAGTCAGCAGCACTAGGCGCGGCCTTAGACCCCACCCTGTTCATCTTCTCGCCAGAACCGGCCTTGATACGGGCTTGTTTGGCATTGATATTGGCATAAAGTCCAGGTTTCATTTTTTCTTTACCTTTTTTGTAGGTGTATGCGTCAAAACTTTGCTACTAGCACTGTGTTTCGCACCAGTCATTAAGGTTGACCCAGATTTATGTGTATTACCTTTGTACAGTTTGCCATCAGGCAAATAGTGCGGTTGGTTTTTCATCACTTGCCTCGTTTGGCTTTCTTCATCATGGTAGTGGCTGTGCGCTCACCCCTAACAGGCGCATTCTTTGGCCTACTAACGGCGACCATAATAGTCATGGGCATGGATTTTTGCTTCATAGCTTTAGGCATTTTTGAATTGCCCATTTTTGGTGATTTTCCGTACATGATTTAATCCTAAATAGTTGATTTACGGGGCCGACCCATTTTCTTGGGTGGTGCTTTCATTGGCAAAGGCTTCATTTCAGATTCTACTTGTACCGTATCATCTAAACGAACATAGCCCTGATGCCCGCGCATTGATTCAATGTCTACTGTTTGGGTAAAAGTTACAGTGTTTCCAGACTGTAAGCAGCGGAAAGTTGCCATAATTTTCCTAACAAAATAGGGAGGGAGCCTAGACTCCCCCCCGTATTTAAACCATGCGAACGATGACCAACTTAACGGTCGTTGATGCCAAGTTAACCGCAGCGCCAGTAGTGTTGGTCGACGAGATTGTGACCGTGCCAGCAGCGGAAACATAAGCACGGCGAACAAGCCCTGCCTCGCTAACGCCAGCAGACATGGCAATCACCATATCGCCCAAGACAACGCCAGGGACAGCTACAGTATCAGTTGTAGCGGCTTGATCCGCTACGGAAGCTGTGTCTAAGGTACAAATCACTTCCCATGTGTCGCTAAAGACACCACGGAATTGGTCATTGCCTTGTCGGGCAGTAATTGCAGTTGCAGCAGCCATTTTCTAACTCCTTAAAAGTAATGCCCCCATTGCTGGGGGCGTGGGGTTAGGCTGGCACTGCCAACGCATACGCGCTAGAAGACAAAGCTGCACCAGTTGTAGCGGCTGCACGGAGTGCGGCAACACCATACAAGGTATCAGATGTAAACAAAGTGGCAAGGTAATCTTGCTTGTACTGAGTTTGTGAACGGATACCAATTTGCTCAACCAGAACCATCGCGTCCTTGTGACCCATCAAGCAAATACGATCTGTAGTGCTGTTACCAGCACCAGTATCAGCATTGCTAGAAGTAAACACGGGGATGCCGTACAAGTTACCGATTTCACCAGTGCGGATTGCATTGCCATTACCCACAAAAGCCTGTTCCGTGTAACGGGAAAGACCCATCAGCGTATTACGGCTCGATGGAGGGATCAGGAAAAAGCGATTGTCCATTGGGGTATCGTTGTCATCCAAACGCTGAATAGTTCTGCGGATAGCGGCATCAGTCAAAGCGGCTGCATTTGAAGTGGTGCTGTTATAAGCAGTGGTGCCATCAGAGCCGATGAAAGCCTTGGTGCTTGTATTGCTTGTAGCATAGTCGTTAGTACCGACAGTAGCACCGTTAAATGCACGACCCAATTGAACCAGGCTAGTGTCTACTTGCTTGGCAAGCGCATAGCCTGCATCAGCAGTGTAGAACTGGCGCAAACTGTTTAGTGCTTGTGCTTCAACGATGTCCTCAATAAAACGCGAATATTCAAAGTGCTTGTTAATAGACACTTGAATCTCTGTTTCAGTATCGGCAATCAGAGTAACGGCAGTGGATGCCGATTTCGCTGAAGCTGAACCACGGGTAGGTGCGGGAATGTGAACCACATCGCCCTTCTTACCTTTGAAATTCATCTTCATTACGATGTTAGCCAGAACAAGATTCTTCTTGTAAGCGGCTATGATTTCATCACTCCAGATTTCTGGGATGAATGTTGCTGCGGTAGTTACTGTTACCGCTGGGGTAGGATATGCCATGATTAAACTCCAGTTAAATTATCGAACGCGACCTTCGGCATAAGCTGTGAGTATTTCATCATTCAGCGCTTCATACCTTGAAGGGTCAGTCATTTTCAGACGAATAAGATCGGTCCTGCGATAGACTCGTTTAGAACTCTCTCCAGAACCACCAACATCAACTTGCGCTGCTTTCATACTTTTAGTCCGAATGGCATCATTTACCTGATCCGACTGTTTAGTCTTAACACCGCGCAGTTGCTTGAAGGTAGATAGCAATTCATTCGCCGAATCATAGTCAAACTCTGCATCTGCCTTTGCGTAGAGTCCCAATCTTATAGGTGAAGATTTCACCCAATTATGGAACTCCGAATCATTGACCACTTGAGAGTAGTCGGGATGATCCTGCACCAGCTTTTGCTGAATCTGCATCCGTCTGAAATCTTGACCAGCTTGTCTGGCCGCGAGAACATCGGGATGTCTATCAATCGTTGTTTGAACTGCCTTTTGAGGATTCTCAAAAAAGTCAACTTCAGGCTCTTCCTCTTTGATAGGTTGCGATCTTCCACCAAGGTTTTGCTTAATTAACTCGTCAGCTAACTTACGAACTTCGCCGACCTCTTGGGCCTGCTTACCAATCAGCCTTTCAGCCTCCTGGTGCATTCGTACAACTTCCTCCAAACTTTTAGCCCTGTATTTCTCAGGAAGTTCGTTTTTAGTTTCTTCTATTTCGAGTTCGCCTAGCGGCTCTGTGGTTTCATCAATCAACATATCGGTTTCCTGCCAAAATGGTTGTAGGATAATTCAACTCGGCATAATGCTTATGAGTTGGCTTTTTGCTCCGCTTTTAACTTCTCGGTGTGCCGGTGTTCAAACCGTCCATGAGCGGACGGGAAGTTACCAGACCAACCTTCAAGGTTAAAAGACGGTGCGCTTATTACACGGGTGGCAAACCCCCCGCATTTACAAAGCACACTGGTAGTCTCATAAACTTGCAGTGCCTCAGTGCGTTGTCCACATAAGCAGACAAATTCATACATTCTTTTCATTCAAATCCTCGTATGCTCGTTCGCTGACCTCTTTCAAGGTTATCAGCCAAGTTAGGATGGAAATCTCGCCTTTGCGGAATTGTAGACTTTTTTCGTCCGCTATGGTGGACACATTGTTAAGTGCCTCAAACATTTTGTTGGCATCCTCAATCAATTCAACCCAACCAGGCATGGAAAACAGATCAAATCTGTCCTCATAATATCTTTGCAACTCTGGAGTCATGTTATTTATCCATTAATACAGTTAATCAACTCTTACCTATCAAGTTTGCAAAGTAACCAATTACGCTTCCGACAGCGGACACGATGACCATACCCATCCAGAAACCGCCACGGCCTTGGTTTGCAAGCGCCACCAAAGTCTCAATAGATGTCTCCATCTTGTCGATCTTGGCGCTCATGTCATCAAACCGGCGCTCGTAGTCCTGCACCTTCTGGTACAAGGCGCCATATTTCACCGGATCAATCTCTGGAGAGTTCATTATGCAGTTACTCCTTTGATAATTGCAAAATTAATTACAGGGGCATCAGTTGCAACGCCGCCGGTTGTGTAAAACGTGATATTGAAACTACCCGCCCCAACCGCAGTAACCAATAAAACGTAAAGATTTGTCCCAGACTTTTGATTCAAAATAATGGTGTCGGTTGCCGCCACCAGCGTATTGGTGACCGTAAATGTTGCCGCTACTGCTGAACCCGCTGCGGAAAACATAGTAATAGCGCCAGTAGGCTTGCTCAATGTTACGCCTGTTGTCCTGCTTGTTAACTGAGTAACAGCACCGCCAGAACCTGTGCCGTAGCCAAGACCAGCGGCAGATGTAACAAGTACGCCATTACTAGCAGAAATTTTATAAGCCTGAGTGTTGCCGTAGACGTTCAAGTCTTGCTGTATGTCTAAGGCCGCAACAGAAGTTTGCCCCGTCAGTTGAATCTCAACACTTGGCACTGTGTACTGAAACACGGTGTCATTTGTTTGCCCAACGACATACATTTTTGTACCATCTGGCTTAATATACAAACCAGCTGGAGTTGTATCTTGCGCCGTTACGCTAAACGCACCAACAGAACTAGCTGTGCTAATGTCCCAAGGTGTTGTCAAGTTGTAAACATTAACGTCATCTCCTGTGCTGCCAAGAATAAACATTCTTGTACCGTCACCTGTAAACGATACATCTTGCGCCGTTGGCTCTTGGCCTGCAACGCTAAAGGATTGTAGAAAAGTTGATGTAGATACATTCCAAGCAGTAGACAGCGTGTACTGGTTAACATTATCACTTGTGTTTCCCACTACATACATGGACAAGCCATTGGGCTTGAAGAAAACTCCTGATGGAACAGTCTCTTGTGTGGCAACTGAGAACGATATACTTTCGTAAGACGCGGTGGCTACACTCCAAGGTGATGTAAGGGCATACTGGAATACGGTGTCGTTAGTTGCACCAACCACATACATTTTTAAACCATCAGCACGGAAAAATAATCCTTGTGGCGTTGTGTCCTGTGCGGCTACAGAAAATACCGTGGAGTACGTTGCAGATGAAACTACAAACGGTGTTGACAACACATACTCGTTGACATCATCACCAGTTGTTCCCATCACAAACATCTTGCTGCCGTCAGCACTAAAAAATAAACCAATGGGGGATAGTTCTTCTGCTGCTACGCTAAATGAAACACTGTCGTATGTGGCGTTTAGAACATCTACGTTGCTGATAATGGTTGTGCCAGCTACATGGACTTTTGCTGCTGGGGCTGCTGTGGCAAAGCCTGTCTTGCCATCACTGGTGATGCGAATGCGCTCAGTCGGCGTACTTGCACCGTCAGCAGTGGTGTTAAATGTCAGGCGACCTGGCATATCGTTTAAGCCCGGAGTGCCGTCTACGGTGGCAATAATTGACGCCGCATCCGAAACCAGATCGGTTCCATCATCACCATGAAAATACAAGCCACCGAGTTCATCTCCAGACTGAACAATGGTGTTTGTGCCAATTGTTGCGCTTCTAGATTTTCCAACTTGGAATCGAGGTGGGGTAGCGTCATTTGACCAGCGAAATGCGCTAACTCCAGCTTGAGCACCTGTTGACTGAGATTGAATGTTTGTGTTCTGACCTGCCACAGTTGGAGCGCTATACCCAACTATAAAGCGCCCACCGGATTCAATTCGCGCTCGCTCATTAGCGTCAACACCGCCGCCAGTGTTGTCTCGTGTACCAAAAACAAGTGCTGTGTCTGGTGCAGTGGTTTCAGCCATTGCAGCGACATAAGCACCAACACCCGCAGTTGGTGTAGCAGTATCAGATGAAAAAAACTGCAAGCCTCCGGTTGGTTGATTGATAGATACGGAAGTATCTGTATCAGTTATTCTAATAAGTGTGTTTGCGTATGTGGGGCCGCCCACTATGGTTGTTGAAGCAACCGTCTGGAAAACACTGACAGTCCATGAACTGCCACTACCCGCAGTTATTCTTGTGTATGGTTGCACACCTGTGCCAAACACTAAATCACCAATAGCAATTGTTCCTGTAACTACTCCAACAGTCAGTGTTACACCGGAAATAGTACTGGTAGCCGCACTCCATGTGCTGTTGTTTGAACCGGAAACTTCAAGTTTAACGTCAGGGCTTGCTGCACCAATACCTACATTCCCCACACTGTCAATAACAACCGGACTTGCATCAGGATTAGTTGAATCCTCAACCAACAACGCATTACCTGTACCAAGCTGGGTAATGCGTAGGGCAGCGTTGGTGTTGTCTGTAACGCTGATAACGGTGTTGCCGCTGTCGCCAATTGTTACATTGCTATTTTGTATTAGCTTTCCGGTTGCGCCATCAAAACGAACAATGGAGTTATCTGTTGCAGATAGTGGCCCCATAACATCGCCACCGCTGCCGCTACTGCCGCCGCCTCTTGTGATTGCAATGATTTGCTTTTCCAACTCAGGCGACACAATCTCGCCAGCATTGATCTGCTTACCAGATGACAGATTGATAATCAGGCTGCCATCAAAGTCAATGTTTGCATCGGTAACTGATACACCGTCAGTTCCATCTATTCCGTCTTTACCTGGCATTCCTGGCAAACCTGGTTTACCGTTAATTCCATCCTTGCCGTTGCGTCCATCTTTACCGTTGCGTCCATCGCTACCATTAATTCCATCGCGCCCATCCTTGATAGTCAGTACGCGCTTTTCAATAACATTGCTTACGTTGTCAAACTTCTCGGTGATGTTAGTTTCAATCTTCTTTAAGGCTTGAACAACTCGTTCAACATTACTAGCAGCTTTTTGCTGCTGCATCTGCTTAACGCTAACCATGAAATCATCAACTTCATTCAAGACGTTATCCGCTAAATCGTCAACACTAGAACTTTTAAAGATTTTATCGATTGCCATAATTTAACTCCGTTGCTAGTTTTTCAAGGAACTGGTTTTCCATATCTACCACATTGCTTTTGGCGTTGTTCATCTGCAACTCTACGATCTTAGACTTGTTCTTGATGTCCGCTTCCTTGAGCATCAACTCAGCAATCTTAACCCGCTTGTCAAACTCATTGCTCTCGTTGCCCGCCGGTAGATTCTTGGTCGCAGAGGCCAGCACCTTGGCCTGTACCTCTTGCGGCATCAACTGAGTTTCCACCGATAACTTCTGCGCCTCTGCCCGATTCTGCTCGGCCTGCGTAGTGCTAACCGCAATCTGAGCCTGCGCCGCTTGCATAGCCAATTGCTGCTGCATATCCTGCATCTGTTTGGCCTGTGGGTCTGGCTGGCTCATCTGATCCAATGCAGTCATCAACTCGTACCTATTAGTCAGGCTAGAGTTGTTCAATATGCCCTTCAGAATCAACGGCAGCACCGGAGTATTCGGCCCCAAAGTCTGAAGCAAACCAATAAACTGCTGCTGCTCGTACTCACGGGCAATAATTCCCAAGGTAGCAGTAGGAATAAAGCGCATATCCACACTCGGATAACGCTCTGGGTCAAACTGCATATACCTAAACGCAGCCTTCTGAATGAACGGAATCAGGAAATCCTCTTGGAAGTTCACCAGCGTCCGCTTGTACTTCTTAATGATGGTCGCCACCGCCATCGACATCCCAGCACCGTCGCGGTTTCCATTGCTAACCATTCCTTGAGAGTCCAACGTACCCGTAGCCTGCAACAACATACGCTCAAACTCTTTGGCCGTATTAATGTTGTTCAAACTGGTTTCGCCAAACTTGAACGGATACAAAATCTCAGCAGGGTTGCCGTTGACCATGAACGCCTTGCCAGGTTTGATCTCAAACTTAGCACCGCGAGGCAACCTGGTTGCATCCATACCCATCATCGGGCTGGTAGTCAGCGCCAACGAATCCAAATGGCTACGCACCTGCGCGTCAATCGCCTTTTGCATATTGTAGGATTTCTCTACCGTACCCCTACCGAGCAAACGGTTAGGAACAGTGTCATCTTGATAGCTGATGATGGGCCTGTCCTTCATCATGTAAGGATTCTCTTCTGCCTTGAGCAACAATCCCTCATTGGCAATGACCACAATGGCCTCAACCATGTTGCTGTACTCATCGGCAACCGAATCCTCGGGAAACAAGTCCTCGACCTCATCCTCTTGCACCGCCTCAAGGTACTCGCGTGGCACCAGCCCGTAGTACGTCAGCAAACGAACCTTGTCATCACGGTATTGCGTAACTTCCTGAGTTGGCTCTAAATCATTGTTATCCGAGTCTGTGCCAATGTCCACCTTACGGTAGATGCCCTTCTCCATACCTTCAACAATCTTTTGAATTCCAACAAACTTCTCAATTGCCACACCCATGCAGTCATCAATCGTTGTCCCATTAGGGTCAAACAAGAAATTTTTGGGGTTGACCGGCACAATCTTGACCGCAATCCGGTTTTTTTCCACCACACCAATGGCAGCTTGCGTTGGCTGGCCTTGCATTTGTTGAGTCTGACCTGGAATAGGCTTGGTCGCAGGCTCAAATATCTTCTCGGTCTTAACAATGATCTCGCCAATGCCAGTTCCGTAGATTTCAGCCATTAACTCAATCTGGTCAATGGACTTCCTAATCTTATCGACCTTAAAATCCTCCATCAACTGCGCCTTTAACGCCTCAACGTCCAAAGGATTACCGTCTACATCCTTTAAATCGTCCTTGATGTCAAAGAAATCGCCCTGACCAAAGATAGCCTCCATGATCTCAGCGTGGCGAGTCTCCACCGCTTGCTGCGTTGCCGGTGTAACTATGCGCGAACGCTCAGAATCTCGGGTTTTGTCCTCCGCAGCCCACTCACACCGAAATATGCGCTCGTATTCCAGATACTTATCCAGAAAATTAGTGTCGCGGTAGTCGCGCCAACGGTCACAATGCTCAACAACAAAGGCAGTTAGCTCTTTGTCGTTCTCTGTCGGTTCTTCGAAATCCATATTAAATCCCCGCAATTATGTCCATCGGCTCCCAATCGTCCTCGGCCTCCTCAAAGTAGCTGGTCACAGCCAACTGATCCATGTAAGAAAGCGCATCAGGCAAATCATCGTGTACACCTTGGGAGGGAAACATCAGTAACTGGTCAACAAAGTCATCCCAATCCTCCTCGGAGTTAAGGATAACACGTCCATGCTCAAAGCGCCCCTGCAACGACCAGATGATTCTATCGGTTTTTTTCCTGTTCCCGTGGGTTAAATCAACAATGTGCGAGTACACATTGCTCTTTCGCATCAAATCGGACAAATACGGCAAAACCGCATTCTTGAGTGCCCCCCTCTCAATCCCCACACTAAGTGGCCGGTAGTCCCGCATCTTCATCAAAATCTTAGCCGAAGTCTCCCGTATGTCCCACCTTCCATGCTCAATCTCTTTGACAAACCACTTCCCATCGTCCGTCACCTTAACCACCGCAATAGCAGACTCGTCCAACCGCTTCTTAGCGTTCGCCGCCTGCTTGGCAACCTCCTCAAAACCAGCCAAGTCAATAGCTATAAAGTAACTCCCATGCTCCGGCTCAACCCCGTACTTAATCCACTCCTCCTTAAATACGTCCGCACCAGCATTGCTAAAACTCGCCATGTACTCCTGCTTAAACGAGAAACTAGATAGCGTCTTTTTGGCCGACTCAATCTCATCTGGGTCAATCAACGGGTTATCAGCCGTTGTAAAGTGCCACGACTTCCAATCCTTATCCTGCTCTTCCTGACCCAACTTCCACAAATCGTGAAACCAGTTCCTACCCTTGGGCGTACCAATAAACATCGCCCGACCCTTCTTATCCGACAATGACGCCCTAATAACCTGCTCCCACGCCTCTGGCTTAATATCCGCCACCTCATCTAATACCGCATACGTCAAACTAACCCCGCGCAAAGTATCCGGCCTGTCCGAACCGCGCACATATATCCGCGCACCATTAATCAAAGTAATGTCCAGATTATTTACATGGCTCGACTGTATAACCTCCCGCCCCAAATCAAGCAGCAAGTCCCAGATAATCTGCCTCGACTGCCCCATAGTCGGACTCACATAAAGTACAGCCGACCCCTGCGGACACCGCAATCCCTCAATAATCAGCGTAGTAGCCGCCAGCCTAGATTTACCGCAACGCCGTCCAGCAGCAATAACCTTGAACCTGGTCGTATCAGTAAATACCTCCTGCTGCCAGGGCAAGAGGCTAAAGTTGAGATCAGACATAGTTGGCCTTATCAGACATTGGAAACATCCGTAATATCCTCTGCCTCAAGGATTGTTGGTGGCTGACCCAAACCAGTAATGTTAATGGTCACAGCACTTCTCTGGTGCTTGTCCTTCTCAAACATACTCACCGGCAATGTGCGGTCTATGCACATCTTCAAGGCCACCATCTGACCAGGATGATTATCGTCCAAGGCAATCTGAATCACCTTCTGCGCAACATCCTTGCCGCCAGAACGAATCATCAACTCTTTGAGTTCCTTAACCCTCTGGTGATCCGTCTTGGGTAACACCAGTGGAGGATTGTCAGCATAACGCTGGATAGTCATCTTGATAGGACGACCACGCTTCTTTTTCTCTAGTTCCACTTTTATCCTCTCGGGAAGTTTTGCTGATTGTATTGCTTTTTTAAACTTTCACTTTCCATTTTGGCTTTTTTTGTGGGGAGGGGGCACCCGTAACTTTTACAAGCAGACAGCCACCCTCCCCCCCTATCAATCGCCTGCCTGCCTGCTTAACATAATGCTCGACGTATCAAATAGGCGCGAATCAGGGCGAATCGGTGCGGTGATGCGCTGGCACAAGGCAAGGCAAGGCGGGAAAGAGGCGGGAGAGGCGGGCGGTGCCTTCTGCCCATACCTACCCATTGCCCAAATCTAAATGCGAATCATTCTCGTTTGCAACTAACCAGCCAGTCATTAACATCATCACCAGGGCGAAAGCCCTGATTGTGAAGCTGGGCATAAATAGCCAGCAGATCACGAAAGCCACGGGATATATCACCAGCACCAGCAGCCAGCAAAATGGCCCGTTCCTGGTCATCTATGCGCCTAAAAAAATTTACCGTATCCACTTTGCAAGGCCTAACCATGCTTAACCCCTATATTTCCATAACCATAGAATTATCACCCCTAAACCGCACTAAAATAGTGCTGCATCGTTGTATCGTTTGCATCACTCTATAGAGTGTGATGCAATTGATGCGGATACAACGGCATTTTGCCCATTTTTGCATCGGTGCATCGATACGCATCGATACAACCGATTCAAGCAATACAAGGGTAAACCCCTAGAAAATAGTGCAATAAATTCTATTGCACTATGCTTGAATGCAGTAGAATCTGTTACATGGTGTAGCACAGTGCGGCACCTAAAAACCGGAGAAAACCATGTACACCTACCAAGTCAATTTTTCCAAACGTTTCGTAGATGGCCCATTTAAAGGCCGTTTGTACCATTCATATCTGCGATTTGCAGACTGGAAAACTGCCGATGAATTTCGCATTAAGTGCGAGTCTGGTGCAGTTTTTGATCCCTGCGCTGGTGTAAGCGCATACAAAGCAGAAGATGTGATCCTAACGGCCATTGAGCCAATGCCAGCATAAGACAGCGCCAGTCCCTGCGCCTACATCGGGCGCAGTGGCGGGAATTGTCCCGTAAACCCTTGGAGAAAATTATGAAACTTGCAATAGAAAATGCTTCACAGTTCCGAGATGAGTTCCGCCAATGCGGTCGCGCTGACCAGTTCAGTTATGAGGCTTTAGGCCTCTTGTTCGACTACTTGGAGGAAATTGATCCGGACTATGACTTAGACGTTATCGCTATCTGCTGCGAATATAGCGAAGAAAGCGTTTCAGACATTGCGCGCAATTATTCTATTGACCTGAACGATGCGGACGTTGAAGCGGGTGATTACGAAGAACAATGTAGACAGATAGTTTTTGATTACCTATCCGATAGAACATCGGTTGTCGGTGACACACCCTCCGGCTTTGTTTACGCTCAATTTTAAGGACTTATATTATGTTAACCACAATCAAAATCGGTCGCACTATTTACAAAGTTCAGCCAAAAAACGAATCGCGCGTTATGGAAGGGTATGCAAAAGCGGCCAAAATACGCCGCAAGCCAATAACTGGCAGTGGCGGGAATTGTCCCGTTAACCCTTGGAGAAAAAATGGAAAACCAAACTAGCGTACACCTAACCCTTAAATCGGCCAATGTGAAAACCGGCCCAATTCCAGTATCCACCACCGGAAAAGATAGCTGCCCTACTGATTGCGCTATGCGCTCCGAATGCTATGCGGCAAGCGGACCGCTAGCGCTGCACTGGGCGGCCGTTAGCGCAGGCACTAGGGGCACTACATGGGGCCAATTTACCAAAGCCATCGCAGCGCTGCCCGACGGCCAATTGTGGCGGCACAATCAAGCCGGTGATCTGCCCCAAGCGGGCGGCACTATCGATGCTGTCAAATTAGGCCAATTGGTGGCGGCCAATGAAGGCAAACGCGGGTTTACCTACAGCCACCATCGCGACGCTGCATCGCTGGCATGGATCCGGCACGCGAATCAATGGGGTTTCACTGTCAATTTATCGGCCAATGATTTAAACGACGCCGATTATTTGGCCGATCAAAATGCCGGGCCGGTGGTGGTGGTGGTGCCCAGCACCACTACAAAAAATACTGTCACACCAAAAGGGCGCGCTGTCGTTATCTGCCCAGCAACCCAGCGCGATGATGTTAGCTGCGCCACCTGCCAATTGTGCCAGCGACAGCGCGCGGCCATTGTGGCATTCCCTGCCCACGGCTCGCGCCACCGGGTGAT